CGATGATATGCAATGGCTAACTGATTTAGCAAATTTACAAATTCCTGATCTAGAGGCTTGGATGATATCTGGATTTACTGCAAAAATAACAGAGTTAATGTCTAAACTGGGACAAGTTTTGGGTAAATTACAGTCAGAAGTTGATAAAATTATTAGTAAGGCAAAACTAGATCCAGAAGATGTTTGTACTCCTCCAGTAAAGAACGCTATTAGGAATATGTTAGCAGTTATGAAAGAGTTAATGAAACTCATGCCAATATTAAAACAAATAATTAAAATTATAAAACTTATTCAAAAAGTTATGAAATTAGTTAGGAAGATTTTAAAATGGACTCCTCCATTTATAGTTCCATTGGTTGAAAAATTATTAGAATTATTAAATATTATGGGAATGGTAGATATGTTAATTAGTGTTTTACTTAAAACTGTTGGTAGATTTACCGCCATACTTCCGATGTTACAGGCACAATTAATGAGTATTTTAGCAATGTGTGCAGCACAAGCCGGACAGCCACCTCCTGACAATAAAGAAGATTGTGAAGCAGCAGGTGGAACTTGGATAGATCCAGACGAATTAAAGAAGTTACAAGATATGTATAATAAACTATCTGATGAAATGAGTGGAGTTGGTGATGATGAGGCGTTTGGATTTTGTTCAATCCCAGAATATGATAATAAAGCAGATTGTGAAGCAAATGGTGGTACTTGGACAGATCTAGATGTTAATACAGATTTAGATAATGTAGATACTTCAACGTTAACAAATGAACTTGCATTACAACTTGATGAACTATCAAAATGTTTTGCAGATCCAAACTTAAAAGAATATTTAGAAGATTTATAAAAAGGAGTAATAGAATGAAGAAACAAGAGTTATTAAAAATAATTGAAACGGTAGTTCGTAAGGAAGTTAAAAAACAAATGAATGAGATATTTATTAAAGAAGAAAATTCATCTTCACTTTCCGAATTAGTTTCAAAACCATTAACTGAAAAAGAGGTCAAAGAACCTATTAGGAAACAGTATAAAACTAAACCTAAAAAGGAAGTAAATTATACATCAAACGAGGCTCTTAATAAGGTTCTGAATGAAACTGTTGGTGGAGTACCACAAGGTGAAGGTGGACCAGCAGTAACAGGATATGAAGATTATCCTACTTTAAGTGGTGAGGTATTTGATTCGAGTAAAATAAATGATGTTTTGGCGGGTTCAACTGCAGGAGCACCAACTTCTGAAGTCGTAAAACAGAAGAAACGAGATATAGGAGCAGTTCAAACTATTAAGAATGCTAGAGTAAATGTTGATCAAGTTCCAGACCATGTACAAAATGCATTAACAAAAGATTATTCAGCAGTCATGAAGGCGATTGATAAAAAGAAATCTGGTGAAGGATTTCGTCCATAGTGAGGTGAGTTATGGCATTAGATAAACAGTTTTTAAAATATAAACTTGAAAAAATTAAGAATGATAGAATTTGGAAAGACCAAGATGCGGAAACGAAGCGTCGAATACGAAAAGACAACGCTAAAATGGCACAAGAAGAGGCTGATGCGATTCATTCTTATTTAACAGGTGAAGATCCAATAGATGCATTTGATAATAAATCTTTTTTAGAACATAACTTACCAGGTAATTTTTTTATAACCGATAAGGGACAATTAAATGTATTTCAAGTTGAAGGAGCTGGTACTAAAAAATCAAGACTTATGTCTCTGTTACGGAAACATAGAAGTTTTGGTGGAGCGAATCAAGACACTCGTAAAAAATTAAGAATTATTAAAAGGATTTTTGATAGTTTAAATATTATTTTTAAACGAGATAGAATTTCCATAAAGGGTGATTTAGAAATAGAAGGTGATTTATTATTTAAAAGCGAAACCGGAAAACCAACATTGAGTTTAACACCCAGTGGATATGTAGAATTAACAGGAGGTTTACTTTTACAATGGGGAACTGGAACTTCTACATCAGATGATGGAGAATATTTTGATTTTCCAGTAGCATTTCCTAATGAGTGTTTCAATGTTGTTACACAGAGGACGAATGGAGACGCACAAGATATCCTTCCTGTTCAGAATATCACAGCGACTAATTTTGAGATTAATAGAAATTCAGATATTGATGGATCTGAAGGTTTTTATTATCAGGCAATAGGACATTAAGGAGAATATAAATGGGAGCAAGAGAAAAAGATTTAAATCCAGATACTTTTATTGGATTAAAACTTCCATTGGGATATTCAGATTCAGGATATTTCAAACAAACTACAACTACACTTCAACAAGCAAAATATAATATCCTAAATTTGTTAAAAACGATTCCTGGCGAAAGACTTGGCCAACCACTATTTGGATCAAAATTACATCAATTATTATTTGAACCCATGAATGATGACTTTACTGAAGTGGTGGAGGAATCCATTAGAAGTTCTATGGAAACTTGGTTACCATATATAAACATTAAAAAGATAAAAGTTGCAATACCAGACTATAATGTGAATAGAATAAATATAGATGTAGATTTTGGATTATCATTTGAACCCGATAGATTTGAATCCATAACAGTAAGTTTTGATCAATTTGAATCATCTATTAAAGAATAACGGAGAAAGTAAATGGCTACAAAAGGATTAAGTAGAGATGTAAAATATTTAAACAGAGATTTCTCTGCATATAGAGATGGTTTAATAGAATTTGCAAAAACATATTTCCCAAACACATATAATGATTTTAATGAATCAGATCCAGGTATGATGTTCATTGAAATGGCATCATATGTTGGTGATACTTTATCCTATTATATGGATGAACAATTTAAAGAAAGTATGTTAGCTTTTGCAGAAGAAAAGAAAACCATATATGAAATAGCACAGGGGTATGGATATAAACCAAGACAGGCCTCACCGGCAACTGTAACCTTTGATGTATTTCAAACAGTACCTGCAGCGGGATCGGGTGATAATGCAGTACCTGATGAAGATTATTGTGTTGTAATTCCAGCTGGAATGCAGGCCACATCAGATAATGGAACAGTTTTTAGAACATTAGGTGAGGTGATTTTTAATGATTCAAGTTCATTAAGTCCCAGAGAAGATTCTATTTTTGAAACATTTGAGAATAATATTACGAAGTTTTTGTTAAAGAAAAAAGTAACGGCAGTTAGTGGGACAACTACTACTGAATATATAACATTTGGAGCAGCAGAAAAATATAGAAGAGTTGCACTTACAAATTCTCCTGTTTTAGAAATTATTTCTGTAACGGATAGTGATGGAAATATTTGGTACGAAGTTCCATTTTTAGCACAAGATACGGTATATGCAGATTTTCAGAATACAGAAAATAATTCACCTGATTTAGTTAATGGTAGAAATTTTGCACCATTTTTATTAAAACTTGTAAAAACATCTAAACGATTTAAAACTTTTATTAGAACCGATGGTAGAACTGAAATGAGATTTGGTTCTGGAGTAGCAGCAGGTGCTGATGAAGAAATTATTCCAAATCCAACTAGTGTTGGTTCTAATTTACCAGGAACACCCACCTTTCTTGATACAGCTTTCGATCCAGCAAACTTTTTAAATACAGAAACCTATGGTCAATGTCCAACTAATACAACACTTACAATTAAATATTCTTATGGTGGTGGACTCGATGATAATGTAGCATCTAATAGTATTACGAATATTACTTCATTACAATCTGAATTTGATAGTTCTTATGTTTTAGATGATGATATAAAAACAATTACTCAAAGGTCTGTAGCAGCAACAAATCCATATCCAGCAACTGGAGGAAGTGGAGCAGAAACTCTTGAGAATGTTAAAGTAAATGCGGCAGCATATTTTCAGGCACAAAGTCGGGCAGTAACTAAGGATGATTATATAACTCGTGTTTATTCGTTACCACCTAAATATGGTAATATAGCAAAAGTTTATATTATACAAGATGAACAAGTTGCAGCCGTAGGAGAAAATGAAGCAGATGATAATTCATCAGCCGGAAAGACCACAGCGAATCCATTTGCATTAAATATGTTTATGTTAGGATTCGATGGATCTAAAAAATTATCTAGATTAAACCAAGCTGTAAAAGAAAATATAAAAGTTTATTTAAGTCAGTATAGAATGATGACTGATGCAGTTCAATTAAAAGATGCGTGGATATGTAATGTTAGTGTTGATTTTGCTATACTTACTAAGAGGGGGTATAATAAAAATGAAGTATTATTAAAATGTGTTGATAAATTAAAATTATATTTTAATACAGAAAAGTGGCAGATAAATCAACCTATAGTTTTAGCTGATGTAGCATCTGAATTATTGAGTGTAGAAGGAGTAGCTACTGTAGTTAAACCCCGAGAAGATAGAGATGAATTGATTATAGTTAATAACAAGTGGGGGTCAGCACAAGGATATTCTAATAATATATATGATGTTGGAAGTGCAACTTTTAATGGAGTAGTCTATCCAGCCGTTGACCCATCAATTTTTGAAGTTAAATATCCTGATACAGATATTCGGGGTAGAGTATTGGGAGACATCTAATGCATTATTTTGAGTACGCAACAAAAGACACAACATTATATGAATCAAGTGCAAGTATGAATACTGGACTTGATGAAATTCTTGAGATTAGAAAAGATATGAATGAAGATGCATCCGTTGTAAATGTTTCACGGGCACTTA